CTCTTCCGATCTCCTCGACGAAGATCCGGCCTACGTGGTCGAGTGCCGACAGCTGGTGGCGGATCTCGCACTGCAGGACTGTGTTATCTTCACCTGCGCGGTCACCGACAGCAACGGCACCACGGTCAGCAGCGCCGCCACGCTGACGGTGGCCGTCACTTTCGCCGGCACGGTGCCTGACTTCACGGGCACCGCGGGCAGCAGCAGCAGCATCGACTTGTCGAGCTACTTCTCGGGCGGCTTGTCGCGCACGTTCGCGGTGCTTTCGGGCTCGATGCCGACGGGCCTCACGCAAGTTGGCAGCACGGCCGTGTGGACTGGCACGCTGGGTGCTGCCGGAAGCGGCAGCTTCGTGGTGCGCGCCACCGACTCGGCAACGAACACCGATGTCACCAACACGGTGAACTGGGTGATCGGTCTGACCACGCCGGGCACCGTCACAAGCAGCGTGCTCAAGAACAACGACGGCTGGATCTTCGCCAACGTCAGCGGCATCAGCTGCTTCGCACGCAACCCGACGACGGGCGCGGACGTGCTGCTGAAGACCGGCCTCAGCAGCAACGGTTCGGGTGTTGTCTCGTTCGCCGATGCAGCGCTGGCGCAGAACACCGACTACGAACTGCGCTGGAAGGTTCCTGACCCTGAGTTCCCGACGCACGGCGCCAACGGCTGGGAAATCGTGAGGTCGACGTGAGTTGCCGCGTTGACGTGCGGCCCTGGATCCCCGGGGCCTGCCTGGTCGGCGACACCGGGCTGGGCGTGCTGGGCAGCGAGGTGCCTTCTACCGGCGTGGACGGCCCGCCCTTCGGGTACGCCGATCTCGAGCTCCCGGCCGACGCGACTGCAGAAGTGCGCTGGCTGGTCCTGCGCTGGCCGGCCGCCGGCGTGCTCACCGTGCGCGAGAACAGTTCCTTCGTGTTCGACGCCACCGGCATCCCGGCGGGCCGGTACTTCTTCGACGTGGAGGGCTACCGCGACGGTGTGCTACGCGGCACCAAGCGCGTGTACCTGCTGGCCGGCCCGCAGCCCACGCTGATCGAGCAACTTCACACCGAGCTCAACACGCTGGCCGCCGGCAGTTCCTGGTATTCGGTCAACGAAGCGCAGGCGTCGAGCACGGAAGACCCGTATCCCTTCATCGTGGTGCAGCGTGTCGGTGGCGACCCGAACGCCACCATGGACGGCATCAGCGAACTGCAGAACACGCGCATCCAGATCGACATTCACGCGCGCACCATCCTGCAGGCCGACACGATCCGGCGCCAGGTGGAAGACGCCATGGCGGTGTGGACGCTGCAGAACGTGCCTCTCTCAAGCCTGGATCTCTTCGACGAAGCGGCGCGCGTGCACCGCGTGGTTTTGGACTACAGCATCTGGTCGATACGCGGCTGACCCGCTGACCGTTTCCTTTCACAACCCGCCCGCCCGGCAGATCGCTCGGCGGGCTTTTTCATTGGAGCGTCATCATGACTCGTAGCACGGGGTTCAGCACCCAAGGTTCGCAGCTGGCCATCGAAACCACGCCAGGTTCGCCCATCAGCGTCACTGGCATCACCAAGGCCGCAGCTGCCGTGGTGACCGCCACGAACACGCTTGTGGTGGGAGACGAAGTGGAGTTCGGCGCCATCGCCGGCATGCCTGAGATCCTGGGCCTGATCGGCGTGGTGACGGTGGCGTCTGGCTCTTCGTTCACCGTCAACATCGACAGCAGCGGTTTTGCCACCGTGGGCACCACTGGCACCGCTGCCAAGAAGAACTGGCTGCGCATCGCCAACGCCAAGGACTTCGACGGCTTCAACGGCAGCGCCACCGAGATCGACAAAACTCACATGGAAAGCGACGCCATGGAGTACGACAAGGGCCTGGAAGACTTCGGCACGTTCACGTTCAACGCGGACACCGACGGCGCCGATCCGGGCCAGGTCGCGCTGCGCGCTGCAAAGCGGCTGACCGGTGCATCGGCCACCAAGGCCTTCCGCCTGCTGTACCCCGGCACCAGCGGCAAGCGTCTGTTCAAGGGCTTCGTCAAGAAGTTCAGCGAAGCCGGCGGCACCAACGCCGTGGCGCGCAGCGCTGGCGAAATCCGCATCACCGGCACCGTCAACTTCTACCCCTGATCGGAGCGCTGCATGAGGGCGCCGATCTCGGTTGAAGAAGCCGGCCGATGTCTTGTGTACGACCCTGAGAGCGGAACACTTACTCGAAGAATTGACTCTACATCCCACAACGGGGCAGTTGCGGCCAAGGCTGGAGACGCCGCCGGATACATCAACGACCGAGGCTATGTGTGCGTTTCAGTGATGGGCAAGGAGTACCGAGCTCACCGCTTGGCATGGGCGATCTACTACGGTTCGTGGCCTGCTGCGAATGTTCAGTTAGACCACATCAACGGCATCAGAAGCGACAACCGAATCGTCAATCTGAGACTGGCCACCAATCGCCAGAACAGCCAAAACGAGCGACAAGCGCGCACGACAAACAGAACCGGCTTTCTCGGCGTCAGCCGACATAGAGACGGTCGGTTCAGGGCTCGGATCGTGGTCGACGGCAAAGAGCGTTCTTTGGGCATCCACGGCACCGCACGGAAGGCCCATGCGGCATACGTTCAAGCCAAGAGGCTTGTGCACCCTTACTCAACAATCTGAGGAACTCGATGAAACTGCTGAACAAGCAAGCGATCCTTTCCGCTGACGACCTCAAGAGCGTCGATGTGGAAGTTTCTGAATGGGGCGGATCCGTTCGCGTGCGCACGATGACGGGCACGCAGCGCGAGGCTTTTGGCTCTGCGCTGGCCGGCGACGACGGCAAGGCCGACATGGGCACCTTCCGCGTGAAGCTGGTGGTGGCGTGCGCGGTGGGTGAAGACGGCGAGCCGCTGTTCACGTTCGACGACGTGCACGCGCTCAGCCAGAAGAGCGGCGCCGCGTTGGATCGCGTGTTCAGCGTGGCCAGCAAGCTGAACGGCATGGCCGCCGACAGCGTGGAGACAGCGCAGGGAAACTGATCGCGCGGCCCGAACGCCGCTTCGTGCTGCGCTGGGCCCTGGCCATCGGGCGCACGCCGCGCGAGCTCTTGGCTTCGGTGACCAGCGCGGAGATGACCGAGATGATGGCTTTCGACCAGCTGGAGCCGTTCGGATCCCTGGCCGACGAGTTCCGACTCGGCCAGATCGCTGCGGTGGTGGCCAACGTCAACCGCAACGAAGAGCGCCGGCCCGAACCGTTCACCGCTGCAGACTTCATGCCGGCGCTGGCAGCCGCCCGAGAGCGCGCCAACAGGCCGCCCGAGGACGAGACGCCAGAACAGACCATGGCGCGGCTTGACCGCAAGCTATTCGACGCGCACAGGGGGTGATCCATGGCCGACGGTATGACCTTCGAGATGGTGGGCATGGAAGAGTTCTTGCGCGAGATCCGCATGCTGCCCACCAGCATCCGCACGCGCGTGCTCAAGGGTGCGGTGGCCACCGGCGCCGCGGTGATGCGCAAGGATGCCGTGGCGCGTGCACCGATCTTCAGCGGCAAGGTGGCCAGGGGCCATCCGCCGCCCGGCACGCTGAAGAGGTCGATCTACCAGACCCGCATGACGCAGCTTTGCAGCGACACGCAAGAGGTCTGGAAAGTTGACGTGCGGCGCGGCAAGTCTGCGATCGCCACGCGCGGCAAGAACAAGGGCCAGCGGATCCTGGGCCAAGACGCCTTCTATGCCATGTGGGTGGAGTACGGCCACTACGCGCGCACGCCCGGCACGTCGAAGAAGGAACACGCGCGCCTGCGCGGCGGTGTCGACCTGTACACCGGTAGCAAGTGGGTGCCGGCCCAGCCATTCATGCGCCCGGCTTTCACGGCCACGCAAAGCGCTGTTCTCGCGGCCATGGGGAACTACATCGACAACAACCTGAAAGACGCGGTGGCAGCGATGCGATACGTGAGGGCACTGGCATGAGCGGCGCGAACGCGGGCAACCTGGTTGCTCTGTTCAAGATCGACAGCACCGGCGCGCAAGCGTCGATGACCGCGGCCGAGATCACCACGGCCAAGGCGCTGGAGAGCATGAAGCGGCAGTTCATCGCCGTGTCTGCGCGCGTCAAGGAGCTCGAGGGCGGCACCAAGTCGCTGAATGCGAACCTGAACATGGCCAAGGCCACGCAAGAGGTGCGCAACTTCGGCCAGGCGGCAGAGCTCAGCGGCAAGCAGTTGTCGCGCGCCAACCAGATGCTGCCGGCGCAGATCAGCGACATCGTGGTCAGCCTGGCCAGCGGGCAGCAGGCATGGCTGGTGGCCATCCAGCAAGGTGCGCAGATCAAGGACAGCTACGGTGGCATCGCAAACGCTGCCAGGGCTCTGGCGAGCGCCTTCTCGTTCACGCGTCTGGCGATCGGTGGTGTCGTCGGCGTTCTGGCTGGCGCCGCCGCCGGCTTCTACCAGGGCTACAAGGATTCGCTGGCGCTGCGCGATGCCTTGGCTTTGACCGGCAACGCTGCAGGCCTGACCGCCGATCGGTACGCCGCCTTCGCGCAGCGCGTGGCGCAGGTGTCTGGCCAGACCGTCGGCGCGTCGAAGGAGATCCTTCTCACGCTGGCCACCACGGGCCGCACCAGCGTCGACGTGATCGAAGGCCAGGCGGCCGCCATCGCCCGCATCGCTGACTTGAGCGGAAAGGACGGCGCCAAGATCGCCGAGCGCTTCTCTGCGCAGCTGAAGGCGCCGGCCAAGTTCGCCGCGGAGCTCAACGAGCAATACAACTTTCTGAACATCGCCCAGTTCAAGCGCATCCAGTTGCTTGAGAAAGAGGGCAAAGAAGTCGAGGCTGCGAAGGTCACGAACGACCTGCTGTTGGCCGCGCTTGCAGATCAGCGAAAGAACCTGGGTTACCTGGAATCGTCGCTTGAGACGGTCACCAAGAAGTGGTCCGAGTTCTGGAATGCAGTGAAGGGCCTTGGCACAGACAAGGGCCCCGGCAACGCGTTGTCCAGCGTGCGATCGGACATCGACAAAATCCTCAGCGCCAGCGGCGGCAAGGATCCGTCGCCAGGCAACGCTTCATTTATGCGGCTGCAGCAGCTGCGCACGCAAGAAATGCTGCTGGTGGGAGAGGTTCGCCGCCAAGCGGAAGCCGCCGATCAGGCAAGCCGCGCTGCCCAAGAGAACCGCGAGAAGATCGAAAAGGCCATGGGCGGCAAGGACAAGCCGGCCCCTACGTTCGCCGGTGCAATTCAATCTGCGCGCGAGCAGTACCGAAACGACTTCGGCCGGTCTGAGATCGAGTCCTATGCCGAGATCGAGAAGGCCCAACGAGACGCCGCCGAGCGGGCCGCGAAAGACGCATGGGAAATCGAGAAGAAGAACATCGAGCAGATGTATCGCGACGAGGCTGAGCTCCGCGAGAAAGAAGTCGCAGCTGCCAAGAAGCACCAGGCCGAACTGGCCAAGCACGGCCAGGATCAGGTCAAGTCGTTTGAAGACAGCGTGATGACCTTGGTGCGCAACGGCAAGGATGGGTTCAAAGACCTGTTCAACACCATGGCCGAAGAGTTCATCCGCAACATGATCCGCATGGCCGCACAGAAGACCATGCTGGACAGCAACGGCGCATTCGTGGGCTGGGGCCAGTCCTTTTCAAACGCATGGGGTTCGGCTGCCAAGTGGTTCGGCGGCTCAACCATGGATGGCAGCGGATGGACCGGTGAGCACGCTGGGGGCCTGGACTACGTTCCCTATGACGGCTACCCGGCCATGCTTCACAAGGGCGAGCGCGTGCAGCGCGCCGTCGAAGCCAACAGCGACCGCGCACGCGGATCAAGCGCGCCTGTGCAGCACGTCGACAACCGCGTGATCGTGCAAGGCGATGTCGGCGCGAAGGCGCTTCGTGCTGTGCGCATGGGGCAGAACATGCAGGCTGCCCGCATGGCCAGCGCAGAGAGGTACTGAACCATGGCAATCATCGAGACGGCTTCGCTGCCGTGGTTCACCTCTGCGCGCTTCTCTCTTGGGCTTGACGTGAGTGAGTCCGGGTTCAAGGGCTTCTATACCGGCAACAGTCAGAACTCGAGCACTCTGTCAGATCGCATGACGGGATTGCTCACGCTGCCCGGAAGCAACGACACGCTTGTCCAAGGCGCGCGCGAGGCGCTGCTGTTCCAACTGCGCAGCAGGCGTGACTATCTGCGCATGGGGATGCCGCAGCGCCCCACCAGGCTTGGCGACTTGGCCGGTGCACCAACAACGCTTGGCGCAGCCCTCGCTGGCGCGCGCACGCTGACCATCACGGGCGGCTACGGCACAAACCTGCTGCTGAACCCGAGCTTCGAGCGGGCAAGCATTGGCCCGTGGACGGTTGTTGGCGGCACGGTTGCCACTGTTCGGTCGACCGACACACAGGTGGTGCAGGGGCACAGCGTCAAGGTCGACAACTCAACGGCTGGTGCAGATCACCACCTGCGGCAACTCTTCAGCTGCAAGCCTTCTACGGCCTACACGTTGTCGGCCTTTGTCTACAACCACAGCGTTACCGCGGGAGCCGTCGACAACCGCAGCATCTCGCTTTCTGACATCCCGCTGGTGGCCTACGCGCAAGACGCCACTCTCACAGCTGCGCATCCGCAGTTTGTGTGGACTCTGAAGTACATCACCATCGTCACCGGCCCTTCTGCGACGCAGGTGGATGTGCGCCTGTACGCGCCTCAAGGGCGCGTGTATTGGGATGCCGTGCAGTTGGTAGAAGGAGCGATTCCGAAGCCCAGTTTCTTTGAGGCGCCAACGCTGCTGCCTGGTGACCTGTTCAGCATTGGCGGCAACCTTCTGCACGTTGCTCTGCCAGGGTCTTCGCGGGACTCAAACGACGACATCACGGTGCCACTTTCGATACCGCTGCCGAAAGCGGTGGTGTCGGGGTCTTCTGTTGTTTGGAACGCGCCGCAAGGTCTGTGGGAATGGGACGGCGATGCGCCCGAATTCGACTACAGCCCCGGGCGGCTTCAGGGAGCACTTGTCATCCCGCTGCGCCAGGTGATCGCGTGAGGGCACTCAACGTAGACGCGCAGGCCCTGAAGGCGCGCGCGATCGCGGGGGAGAAGATCCCGTTTCACGTCCTGGTGTTCTTCGACCTGCCCGTGCCGCAGCGCTGGGCCGTCGGCGGCACACCGCTGGTGTGGGATGGGCACACGTGGGACGCGCAGGACATGCTGATCGACGCCATCAGCGACGACGTGGCGCAACCCAGCGGCTTGCGCTTCACGCTGCCGGCTGTGACCGAAAGCCAGATTGCGCTGGCCGTCGACGACGACGTTGAGGGGTCCGAGGTGGAGGTCTACATGGCCTTCGTCGATCCGGCTGACGGATCGGTCGCCGACGCCATCCTGGTGTGGGCCGGCGAACTGGACATCCCGGGCTGGCAAGACGGCCCCGAGGCGCTGGCGCACTTCACCGCAGAGCACCGCGGCACCATCGCCATGCGATCGCGCCCGCAGCGCTACACGAACAGCGAACAGCAGCGGCTCTTGCCTGGCGACACAAGCCTGGCATTCGACCCGGCCACCGACGGCGCGCCGCTGGTGTGGCCTGGCCAAAGCTACTTCAAGGTGCAGGAATGAGCCGCTGGGGAAGTTTCTTCCGCATCGCCGGCGCGTACCTGGTCGGTGTCTACACCGGCAACTGGGCGCTGCTGGCCAGTCAACTGGCAGCCGAAGAGGGCCGCCGCAAGCGAGACAGCAACAACAAGCGAGCCCGGCGCGAGTTCAACGCGGCGCAGAAAGACCGCTTGGAGATGGTCGACATCCAGCCCAGCGCGCCGCGCACGCTGTGCCTGGGCCGCGTGAGGCACGTCGAAGGCATCCGCCGGCGCTGGAGCAGCGGCGTGCACAAGGAGAAAGCCACGCTGATCGTGTCCTTCGCCGGCCACGAGATCGACGGCTATGAGCAGTGGTATCTGGATGACCTGCCCGTCACGCTGGACGTGGACGGCTACGTTCAGGAAAGCAGCCTTGGCACCGGCACTGGCTACACCACGAACACCAGCGGCTATGCCATCGGCGCCACCAGCATCGGGCTGATCACCGGCAGCGGCACGATCCTGGCCGGCGACACGGTGCGCTTCAACGGCGACTCCACCTACTACACCGTGGCCACCGGCATCACCGGGCCCGGCACCTTGGTGCTGGGTGGCACCGGGCTGCGCAAGGCGATCGCGGCATCCGCCGTCACCGTCGAAGTGGTGAAGTCGCCATTCGCGCGGCCGACGCGCGCGCAGGTGATGCAGTACGCCACCTACGTGAGCGGCACGCTGCCAGTCACACTGAGCGAACCTGCGCTGGCCGGCACGGTGAACGTGTTGGCGTCGGACGGCACCGCTGGTGAGGCGCTTGTCGCGACCCTGACGGAAGGAGTGGACTTCACGGTCAGCGGCACTGCATTGAGCATCACCAGTTCGCCGCATCCGAACATCACGATCACTTTCACCTCGGGCCAGTCGATCAAGGCCGTGCGAATCCGCCCGTACCTTGGCACCGCCACGCAGAACGTGGGCGGTGACCTGGCCGCCGAGTACCCCGGCTTCATCACCAGCGCGGACAAGTTCGCCGGCATCGCCCTGGCGGTGGTGGACTTCATCTACAACCCCGACAGCTTCCCGCAGAGCTTCCCCACGGTGGCGCCCGTGTTCCGCGGCGCCAAGTGCTACGACCCTCGCAAGGACAGCACCTACCCTGGCGGCAGCGGCGCGCATCGCCTGGCAGATCCGTCGACGTGGGAGTTCACCGAGAACCCTTCGCTGCACCTGCAGCGCTACATCACCTGGTACAGCGGCCTGAACCTTCGGACGAAGGACTACAGCATGGCCGACGTGTTCAGCGAGGCAAACGTCTGCGCCGCGAGCACGGTGTTCACGCTCACCGCCACCGGCGGCGGCACCAGCACGGTCACGCTGCCGCTGTACAGCAGCGGCATCACCATCACGGCTGATACCGATCCGCGGCAGGGCCTGTCCGCCATCCTCGAAACGATGGCCGGCGACTACGGCTGGGCCGGCGGCATCTTCCGCTTCCGGGCCGGGCGCATGGGCACGCCGGTATTCGCCATGGACACCAGTTGGCTGGTGCAAGGCGTCGACGACAGCGGAGAGCCCGACGGTGAAGCCGTGATCACCGCGGTGCAAGGCCTGCCGCGCGAGCAGCGCGTGAACCGCGTCACCGGCCGATGCGTCGACAGGGATCAGCGCTACCAGATGCTTCCGTTCCCCGACGTGGAAGACACGGTGCTGATCGCCGCCAAGGGTGAGCGACCCGAAGAGATTGACTTCGCTGGCGTGAACCACATCGCCCACGCGCAGCACCTTGGTTCCATCATGATCCGCGAAGCCCACGCGGGCCAGCGGCTTGAAGTGCGCTGCGGCTGGCAGGCCCTGGACCTGGAACTGTTCGACGTTGGCACGATCACGCACCCGCGCAGCGGCATGAGCGCCAAGACGCAAGAGGTGCGCGGCTGGCAGTGGAACCCGGCCGGCGACCCGTTCAAGGTGAAGCTGGCCGAGATCACGGCCGCCATGTTCGACGTGCAGAACCCGCTGATCGGCCGCGACCCGGCGCCAGACAGCACGCTGCGCCGGCCGTGGGATGTCGAGCAACTTGGGGCCCTGACCGTCACCAGCGGCACCGCAGAGCTCGCCGACAGCGGCAGCATCGTGCAGCGCATGAAAGTGGCGTGGCCGGCCGTGGTGGGCGAAAACGTGCGCCAGGGTGGCGAGATCGAAGTCCAGTACCACAACGCCTTGCAGCCGATGCCTGCCGGCGACTGGCCGAACTGGCCCGAGCAGGGCTACAGCACGTTCACCATCATCCCGGGCGTGCAGACCGGCAACGTGTACCTGGTGCGCGCGCGTGCGGTGCAGAAGATCCCGCTGGTGCGTGGGCAGTGGACACCGGTGGTGGTGCACAAGGTGGCCGCGATTCGCGGGCCCACGATCTTCCGGCAGACCGCTGCGCCCAGCGGCGACGTGCAAGACGGTGACGAGTGGTTCGACACCGACGACGGCAACAAGCACTACGTGCGCGAAGGCGGGGCCTGGGTCAGCGTTCGCGACAGCGGCATTGCGCAGGCGCTGGCAGACGCGGCCGACGCTCAGGCTACCGCCGACGGCAAGATTGCCACGTTCTACCAAGCCAGCCCGCCCACTGCCGAAAGCGTGGGCGACATCTGGTTCGACACCGACGACGGCAACAAGCAATACCGCTGGAGCGGGTCGGCCTGGGTGCTGGCGGTTGACACGCGCATCGGCCAGGCCATCAGCGACGCGGCCGACGCGCAGGCCACGGCAGACGGCAAGGTCACCACGTTTGTGTCTGCCAGCGCACCGACGGCCGACGCCGTGGGCGACCTGTGGCTGGACAGCGACGATGGGAACAAGCTGTACCGGTGGAACGGGTCGGCCTGGGTGGCGCTGCCGGTGGGGACTGGCGGCCTCGGAATCGATGCGGCGACGACGACGTACGCTGATGAGACAGGCGCCGACAGCGTGAGCATCGGCAGCGGCGGCGGAACAAACTTCAAGAACGGCGCCAGCCGGATATACGCCAACACCACCGGCCGCAACGTCGTCTTGCAGTTCGACGCCGAGGTCACGGGCCTGCACTTCTCGGCGGGCGCCACGCTGGCGTCACCAGACGACTACGTTGTTGCACAGTGGGTCTTCGAGGTGAACGGCACGCCAGTGCAAAGCGACTCGTTCATTGACTCTGCAGGTGATTCGGTGCCACCCGATGCCACGGCACAGAAAGCGCGCCAGGTCGGCTGGCAGCGGGTGCTGAACAACGGCGACACGGCGGAGATCTACATCGCCTGCGGTGGCGGCACGGACGCCAACGCAGCAACGATCTCTTGGGCGCGCACCCGGCTTCGCACCTCTGTGATCAAGGCCTGAGACGGGGCCGAAGCAGAGATGAATCGAGCCACACATATGCACCTGCAGCCGGGCAGCACCCTCCGCTTCGCAGGTGATCAACTGAAAGGACCTGCCCTGTGAATGAATCTGTGAGCCTCCTCTTCCGTTCCGGTGAGCGCTTGACGGTGAACGTACCCTCCACCCAATGCCGCGCGCAGTTGGCGCCGCGCTGGCCTGCTTTGGCGCTGCGCTGCTGCGCGAGGCCTACAACGTGCGCACCGGTGGCCGCTGGAGTTGGGGCGACGTGTCCGCCACGCTGCTGGGTGGATCGCCGGTAGTTCTGGCTTCCGTTTGATCCTGAACCGACCACAAGCCCGAAGAGGCAAGCCCGCTATCACCCAACCGAGAACTCAACGTGAAGCATGAAGACAACCCGACACCAACCGAGGTTCTGGACGTGAGCCGCGCCGATGAAACTGCACTCAAGGTGCGACTGTGGGAGCAGCACGGGCAGACCATCCTGCTGGGCCTGATCTCGGCCTCAATGGCCTTCGTCGGCAACTCGCTGTGGGAATCCAACAAGGTGCAGGCCACGCTGGTGGCAGAGGTCAAGCACCTGTCCGAGCGCGTGGCCAAACTGGAAGGCGCCACGGGCGCCATGCAACAGCTGTACGTCACGCGCCCGGAATGGGCGGTGCACGAGCAGCGCATTCAAGCCCTGGAGGCCAAGCGATGAACCTGATCCCCAACTGGCGCCGCGCCTGGCGCATGTTCAGCGTGCAAGCCCAAGCGGCGGCCATCGCGGCCATCGCCGGCTGGCAGGCGCTGCCCGATGACCTGCGCGCCATGGTGCCGCAGCCCGTGGCGATCGGCGTGGCCATCACGCTGCTGGTGCTGGGCATCGTCGGCCGCCTGATCGACCAACCCAAGACGAGGGACGAAGCGCCATGAAGAAGGAACCGCTGTGGGTCGATCTCGCGCGCTCGGACATCAACCTGCGCGAAGTGCCAGGCGCGATGACCGCGCCGCGCATCTCGAAGTGGCTGGCCGACCTGGGCGCCTGGTGGCGCGACGATGAAACCCCCTGGTGCGGCACGGCCTGCGCCGCCTGGATGCGCGCCGCGGGCGCCGCGATCCCGAAACACTGGTACAGGGCCAAGGCCTGGGCCGACTGGGGCCAGCGCTTAGAGCGCCCGGCCTACGGCTGCATCGTGGTGTTCGAGCGCACGGGCGG